GGTCTTGATAAGATCATGTGAGTTAATCTACAGAGTAACAAGCTAATCTTGTAATTTTTCAGGAAGCAGCATGTTATAGAATGATTTGTAAGTTCCATGGCTGAAGAAATTGATGAACAGATACCTGCTACTTCCACTTCTTCAGAGAACAGGATTGGATTGTTAGCTCCGCTAGTAGAGATTAGTTTCTTGATAGTAGAATCAGCTCTATAACCATCAGCATAGTGTTGTCTGAGGATTGTTGCTCTATGTTTAGAAAGTGTGGTCTGACTAAACTTCACTATCATTCCAAATTTGAAACAATGATCAATGATCTTGGTGAATGTGGATTGAACAGTCGCTTCAGATGCCTGTCTTATTTCTATTATAGCATCAACATCATCAGAGTATACCATTATCTGGGGAATTTCAATGTCAGTCATGTATCTTAATAATTTCATCATTAATGTCGTGTGCAAAGTCCAAAACGGATTTAACCAACCCTCCACTCCCCCAAGCTGACCTTGACTGACTATTGCATCATTATTGTATTCATTATAAAAATATATATCGGCTGAGGAAAAATAGTTGGGTAGATTTCCCCATTGAGTTTCTCCGAATAACATCCCACAGAATTGACTTAATTCCGAAGTGTTTTGGTATTGCATCGATTGATTATGTCCTTCTATATCCAGTAACAAAGAAAATTTATCATCGTGGATCAACTCTTGTGCAGCTTGATGTAACAGACCTTTTCTAACTCTATCAGTTGGAGTCATGAATTGCTCATCAATGTACGAGAGAATCTTTTTCATCTTGGTGGCTATTACACTTAATGCATGTTTATCAGACAATTCGCCATTGGCATACAATCTTCCTTCACGCTTTTGTTCTCTCTCTTTAGGGATCAATCTCACTGGGTGTTTAAACTGTGTTGGGTCTGCCATTTGTTTACAAGAATATACTTTCGGGATTCTAGGTATGCATTTATTCTCCAAAAAGAAATCTTTCAGTTTGTAATCCGGTGATTCTATGAGTTGAAGCAATTCTTTTCGACTGTCTCCAGGCCCAATATGATTTTCCTTTTTTAGTGCACCTTTATCCTTTGCAAACTCTAAGGCATCATCAGTTAATGTGTTGTCCATACAATTATACAA